TCTTTCCGGTACAATTGCTACTCTCATCGGAGCGTATTTAATGCGCAAACCCTAATTCATATGAAACCACAACTTATTCGTGCTCTTGTTTCTGAATATAATCAGATGGCCGAAGCCTATAACCTAAGCCCAGATCATCGAGTGGAACACGATGCAGGGTCGGCAGAGTTTGCAAAACATTATGTTTCCGGGCATAAACATGAGCACTCCACTAGCCCCACAGAAAAACATCAGAAAGATGCAGAAAAATTTCATTCTGATTATAGCGTGGATCATACGCGATCGGGTTTTGGCGGATCCGGTACATCCATCTATACTCATAAAGCCACGGGGCATCAATTTCAAGTAAATCGTACAGCTTCTGGAAAGGGCTTTTACGGTACAAACCATAACATTAAAGCCTTATAAATAGAGTAGCTTTCACTTCTCACATACAATCATGAACCTAAAATCACTTCAGTCAGTCGCAGAATCATACCTCGCAATGCTCAAGCCCAAAGCCGCAGCATCAGTTGCTCGTCCAAAATGGGTACCCACCGCAATTACTGAAGAGAATGTAACTGCATTCGTTCAGGCTGTGACTGAAGCCCGTGCGGCAGGTACGTCCGTTGTTGAATTCAATGGCAAGAAGTACGGCATCAAGAGCATCAAGGAAGATGCCTCAGAAGAAGATCAAGGTCTGGCCAAGAAGATTCAGGACGTTGGTACAGAAGATGCACCAAAACAGGCTTCAGATGAAGTTCCTGCCGAAGTCAAAGAAGAAGATTCAGAAGAGATCAAGGCGGACAATCACGACGAGAAGGAAGTAAAGGCTGACGAAATGCCCAAGCTCGACGATGCCGAAGTAGAAGAAGAACTTTCTGGCAATCAGCACAAACTGGATTTAAACAAAAACGGTAAGGTTGATGGAGACGACCTCAAGAAACTCCGCGGCGAAGAAAAAGAAGAAGATTCCGACGAGAAAGATGCGGATCATGCAGAACCCGATGCAGATGACATGGGTGGCGAAAGTGATAATGATGCAGACAACGAAGATGAAGATGAGAAGGACGAAGATGAGAAGCCAAAAATGACGGGTGAACAGGTTATGGCCTCTCTTGCCGCAGCATATGTAAAGATGACTGAAGGCGCTCCTGCCGATGCAGAAGCGGGTCCAGAAGTCATGGATCCTGCAACACAGAAGATGAAAGATGACGCTGATGATGAAACAGAAATTGTTGACCTGCTTCCAACTGCTGCGCAAGACGGCGCGGATAAACTCGATTCTGCTAAAAAACCAGCACCTGACAATTCATCTGAAGCTCTTCCAAAGGTTGCTATTGTTGATGCCCCCGTTAAATTAAAATAATTTAAATGAAGAACCCAAAGAGCACAAACCTTACTAAATCAATCTCTTCATCCTATATTGGGATGAATGAGACAGTGACCGAAGCGGGTGCTATGATTGACCCTCGGCAGGCTGGAATCGACAGTCATCAGGCTGATGTACGTGCTCATAGTCAGGCTCTTTCAGGGGCTGCACATGCTGCTTCAAAATTAGCAAATCATCATAATACTCCAGAATGGCATAAACATGCCGCGGCTTTACACGATCTCGCAATGGGACATGTCGGCACTCGCGAAGGTGAAAAGGCTCACATGGATATGCACACGCATCACTTTCCAAAAGCCCATGCTCGTCCTTTTGACGCAACACTTAGGAATTCGGTAATGACAAATGAGGGCATGACAGCAATTGTAAGTCGTAAAAATTCCGATGGATCATACGCTGAGGTTGGAATGAATAACAGAACTGTCATACGGGGATCGCATTCTAATATACTAAAAAAAGCAAAAGAATATGCAAAAGGACCTCATCGCGTTGAATTATTTCAAGGCGATCGCATTGGCCACGGAGCACCGAATAAAGTAATTCACTCGGAATAAAACAATTAACCAACACCTATATGAAATCATTGATTGAATCCATTAAACTACATTGGGAGGACTTTAAAAGTCTTTTCACAGCAAAGAAGCCTGCTTATTATTACACACTAGACGCCAACAAGGATGCCCAAAAGACACCGTGCCACGAAGAAGAGTGCACGTGTAGTGCCGAAGTAGCAGCTCCTCAGTCTTCCTATGAAGAAGATCTGCTCGAGCCTGCCGTTGAAGAAGAACTTCCGGACAATCTGAAAGGTGTACCAGCAAACGAAACGGAATCTGTTCGTACAAAAGCGCAACTCAAGAGCCTTTCTAAATTAGAACTTCAGGTCATCGCTCAGAGCGAAGGTGTCACACTTAGCGGCAAAGAAAACAAACAGCAGATTATTAATAAGCTTGCTAAATTGGCCCTCTAAGTGAATGAATCCATTTTCGGTATATCGTCAATTTCTTGAAGAGACCGCTCTGCTCGAATCGCAGTTTGATATTATCGAAGAAATGGTCGAGACTATTGCCGAAAAGAATGGCGTAGACTCTGATGTGATCTGGGAAGATTTTGAATCCGTAGACGATTATGAACTTCTCGAGGCTGCAATTGATGCCAAGGGCCACAAAAGCTCCACGGGGGGTTTAACTCAGAAAGGTCGGGATCATTATAATCGCAAGACGGGCGGTAATCTCAAAGCTCCGGTGACAACGGCGCCTTCTAAATTAAAGAAAGGCAGCAAGGCTGCAAATCGACGCAAGTCATTCTGCGCACGTATGTCGGGCGTGAAAGGGCCAATGAAGAAGCCCAATGGAAAACCCAGTCGAAAGGCTCTGGCTCTTAGGAAATGGAACTGCTAATGAGATATATACATAATGAGAATATTTGACGATTTAACCGAAGAAAACTTTTTACTATTCGCCTCTAAAAATTACAATAACCCTCAGTGTTTGGACATTGACGAATTTTATGATGATCTGGCCCGATTCAAATACATTAAAAGGCTTCTGAGAAAGTATCAGCAGTCGGGCCTCATTCAAGAAAGACTTGTTCTCAACCACCTCATTGTTCTCTATAACGTATTCGGAATCGAAGCTTCAAATCGCATGGTCTTCTATAAGATCGAAAAGGAATTATGGCCTTCATTAAAACCCTTTTTGGTCTTTCTTAATTACCTACCCGAAAAAGAAAAAGTAGAGATACCCCTGGACGAATACATCATAAAAACTCTCAGATCACTATGAGCATCATTTCAAGGACGGCGGATCTCTATTATACCTTTCGATTCTTAAAAATCTTAGTGACTCCATGGGAAAAGATGGATGCCTTTAAGTATGGCATCGTGGACAAAAACGGTAATATTTTAAAGAAGGCTTCGGAACTCAAAACATCGGATGAAAAGTCATCCTACACAATGTTTCACCGATTGGTGTTCAATATTAAGAAGCTATTGAATAAGCTTCCATTGGGACGTACTCGAATTGCCTCTTATGCCGCGGCACTCTATCTCATCAAGGAAGAAACTGGAATGTCGGAAAAAGGACTTCAGAAAATCTTTGAGCGGCTCGAGGATGTTGAGGTTGACATGGTTTTAAATGAAAACACATGGTTTCTCACGAAGAATGGAGAACTTCAGCCGGGCCGTTATACTCTGTGTCGCGATACCGCACTAATTCATACCGCTGAATTTCTTGCTCATAAAGGTAGCAAAATTAAAGTGACGGAGGCAGTCATCCCATCAGGTAAATTTCTAGGCACTCCAATTTTTAAAGTTCGACACGAATCCACAAATCAACATATTTACATTTCCACCGAGGATATCACACGATGAAATCATTCCTAGAAAGTCTCGCAGAAGATGCAGGAGCAACTCCCGCGAATGTAACGGGTGACAGTGCAACCATGGCCATGCCACCCACATCGGCAAAACTGACGAGACGCTATCGCGCATTTGATGTGGAACCCGAAGTCTTTAAGAAATTTGAAACAGGTCGCGTGAAATTCGAACGGTGGTCACGGTATTTGGATATGAATAATGAGAATCATAAACAGATTCATGAATATGCAAGAAGGAATGGAAAGCATGTCATTATTCTTCGCAATTCCGAGAATGGTGCTCTGAGAGCAATTCGTCGTAGGTCGGCAAACGGTCTCTAAAACTAAATTTAATTTAGTTGCGCCATTGGCGCTTTAGCTAGGCGTATTGGTATATATAGCCATTAGCTAATTTTTATGTGTCAACACATTCACATTTGTGTTTACATTTTACCAACATTAGAGTAGAATGATCATTCTATTTTAATCATGATCACCCTCAACCCAGCTGAATAATATGATTTTTGAAGAACAAATTTCACGCAAACCGGATTATTATCCTTGGACGCAGGATTACATTGAGGCGATGCAAAACGGATTTTGGACACATCGGGAGTTTAATTTCCAGAGTGACATTCAAGATTATCGAGTTACCTTAACTCCTCAGGAACGTGAGATGATTGTTCGGGCTTTATCCACAATCGGTCAGCTTGAAATTTCCGTGAAGAAGTTCTGGGCCAAGGTGGGTGAGAATCTTCCTCACCCTACGATCAACGATCTGGGCTATGTAATGGCAAACTCAGAGGTGGTCCATGGAGATGCATATGAACGCCTTCTTGATGTTCTGGGCATTGATGACTCGTTTGACCGTATTCTTCAGGAAGATATCATTCGTGGACGCGTCACCTATCTCCGCAAATACCTTCAGCCTTTTGCTCCGGATAAGAAAAAGCAATTCATCTACTCTTTGATTCTCTTCACCTTGTTTGTGGAGAACATTGCACTCTTTAGCCAATTCTATACCATTAGTTACTTTGGTCGTTTTCGCAATCTTCTCAAGGACACAAACAAGCAGGTCGAATACACCTCTCGTGAGGAGAATCTCCATGCCATGATTGGTATTAAGCTCATCAACGTAATCAAGGATGAACATCCAGAACTCTTTGATGATGAACTCAAGCAAAAGATTATTTCAGAGTCTCTTCAGGCAATTGACTATGAGTGCAAGATTATTGACTGGATCGTGAATGGTTATAGTGTTGAAAGCCTGAATAGTCCTCTCCTTCGCGAATTCATTAAGAATCGTATGAATGAATCACTTGTTCAGATTGGCTTTGAAAAGCTATTTGAGGTTGATCAGGAAATGGTCAAAAAGACTCTTTGGTTTGATGAACAGATTCTGGGCAATAACATGACCGACTTCTTCCACTCGCGCCCCATTGAGTATTCAAAGAAAGGTCAGAGCTTCAATCAGTCAGATTTATTTTAATGAACGACAAATATTATTGGTTAAACACTCACTCACGCCAGTTCCTTGAAAGGGGCTATCTGAAAGAGGGAGTGACCCCGGAGAAACGAATCCGTCAGATTGCGGATCATGCGGAAAAGCTTTTAGGCCTGAAGGGATTTGCAGATAAGTTCGAGGACTATATGGCGCGTGGATTCTATTCACTTTCCACTCCGGTATGGACAAATTATAGCAATGACCGAGGTCTTCCAGTGTCGTGCTTTAATTCTCATATTGGTGATCAAATGGAAGTGATTCTGAATAAGGCTGCCGAGGTGGGTATTATGTCGAAGCACGGTGGCGGTACCTCGGGTTACTTTGGTGATCTCCGTGCACGTGGCACGCCCATCTCCGTGGGAGGTGAATCTTCGGGTCCAGTACATTTTATGGAACTGTTTGATACCATTGCAGAAGTCATCTCGCAAGGTTCTGCGCGGCGTGGTTCCTTTGCTGCATATCTTCCAATCGAACATCCTGATATTGAAGAATTTCTTCAGATCCGTTCCGATGGCCATGCAATTCAGAACATGTCGATTGGTGTTACCATTACGGATAAATGGATGAAGTCAATGATCGAAGGCGATAAAGACAAGCGCGAGACCTGGACAAAGGTCATCAAGAAACGCTTTGAGACGGGCTATCCCTATATCTTCTTTACAGACACCGTGAACAAGAGTGCTCCTGCAATCTACAAAGAAAAGAAGCGCAAGATTAATTCGTCGAACCTTTGTTCCGAAATCTGCCTTTCATCCAATGAGGAAGAATCGTTTGTATGCGTGCTTTCGTCTCTGAATCTTCTTCATTGGGAAGAGATTAAAGAGACGGATGCAATTGAGACAATGGTTTACTTCCTCGATTCCGTAAATCAGGAGTTTGTGAATAAGACGGAGAATATGAAGTTCATGGAGGCTCCACATCTTTTTGCAAAGAATCAACGTGCCTTGGGTCTCGGTGTTCTTGGATGGCATTCATTACTTCAATCCAAGATGATTGGCTTTGAATCAATAGAGGCTAAGTTCCTGAATACCGCAATATGGAAAGTGATTCGCGAACGCGCAGATAAGGCCACTACTGAGCTGGCAGAGAAGTTTGGCGAGCCGGAACTTCTCAAAGGCACGGGTCGCAGAAATGTTACCACTCTTGCTGTTGCTCCAACTACATCGTCTAGTTTTATTCTGGGTCAGGTATCACCCTCGATTGAGCCACTGAATTCAAATTACTTTGTAAAGAAGTTGGCAAAGGGTTCATTCGCCTATAAGAATCCGTATCTCAAGGAAGTGCTCAAGAAGCACGAAAAGAATACGGATGACATCTGGAAGTCAATTCTTACGCATGGTGGATCGGTACTGCATCTCAAGTTTATGACTCCTGAAGAGAAAGAGGTATTCAAGACGTTCGGAGAAATCTCTCAGAAAGAGATCATTATTCAGGCATCTGCTCGTCAAAAATACATTGATCAGGGACAATCGTTGAATCTCATGGTTCATCCAAAGACCTCACCCAAGGAAGTAAATCAGCTCATGATTTTTGCTTGGGAAAATAACATTAAAACACTTTACTATCAACGCGGAACGCATCCGGCACAAGAGCTGGGTCGTAACCTACTCAACTGTGCATCCTGCGAAGCCTAATTATGAAAATTCAAAAAGACTGTAACTGTTGTGGTGCTGTTTATACCGTGTTGTTCACTCAGGTCGAACACGATGATAAAATCATAGATTCATTTGATGCGGATGAAGGTATCATCGAGCCCATCGATCGGGACGTTGAACCTCTTTACTGCCCATTCTGTGGAGTTCATGAGTCTGAAGATGCGCCCACGGAGTTCGACGAAGAAGTAGAATAATTTCCACCATATAAATACCGCATATGATGTGGTATTATAATGGCAAGGAATATAACCCTGTTGAACTGGATCCAAAGAAAGTTTACGGATTCGTGTATATCATCACGAACCTCGAAACTCATAAGAAATACATTGGAAAGAAACTGTTCTTTTTCAAGGGGTTTAAAAGTGTCAATAAGAAAAGAAAGCGAATTCTAAAAGATTCTGATTGGAGAGAGTATTACGGTTCGAGTAATGCGCTGCAGAAAGATATCGATACTCTTGGAAAGGACAGTTTTTGCAGAGAGATTCTTCATATCTGTGGAAGCAAAAGCGAGTGCTCCTATCTCGAAATGTACGAACAGATTACTCGTCAGGCGATTATTCTGGATGAATACTATAACGATCAAATTAGAGTAAGAGTAACTCGAGTTCAGCTCACAAAGTATCGCAAACAGTTACTTTAAGGTTTACATTTGACTCATATGGTGTATGATTGATCCATAATGATCGTCATCGACTACTCGGGTATTGCAATTTCTAACATCTTTACTCAGAGGCTAAATGTTTCCGAGTCTCTTATTCGGCATATGATTCTCAACTCTTTGAGAATGTACAATCTCCGTTATCGCAAGGAATACGGTAATATGGTACTTGCATGCGATGGTGGTTCATGGCGCAAGGAGATTTTTCCTCAGTACAAGGCTCATCGTAAAGCCAGCCGTGACAGTAGCGGCCTTGATTGGGTGGAATTCTTTCGTATTCTGAACCTTGTACGTGATGAGATTGCCGAGAATTTACCATACAAGGTTGTCCATATTCAGAACATCGAGGCGGACGATATTATTGGAACTCTTGCGGAAAAGACTCAGAACTTTGGTCAGCACGAACCCGTGATGATTGTTTCTGCGGATAAGGACTTTATTCAACTTCAGCAGTATTCGAATGTAAGGCAATTCTCCCCAATGACAAAGAATTTGGTCAAGGAGAAGGATCCGGTTCGTTATCTCCAGGAGCATATTATGCGTGGTGATAGCGGAGATGGCATTCCTAACATTCTATCTCCCGACAATTGTTTCGTGGATAAACTACGTCAAAAGCCAATCTCCTCAAAGAAGATTGATGCATGGATTGCCGATTATAGCAACCTTTCCACACAGATGGAACAAGAAACATATCGCAACTTTCAGCGAAATCAGGCCCTGATTGATCTTAGCCGAGTACCTCAAAGTAAGAAGGATACTATTATAAATACATATGATTCGGTGAAAACTCATTCGAATATCTTGAACTATCTTATTACAAAACGCTGCGGATTACTTATTGAATGCGCTGAGGAATTTAATACACTATGATCTCATTACTCGTACATGAAATACTACAAAAGGTTTCAGCAATGGAAAGCACAGAGACGAAGATGGCTTTTCTGAAACAGCATAATTCACTCGAATTACGTGATATTCTTCGAGGATCCTTTGACGATTGCATTCAATGGAATCTACCCTTGGGAAAACCCGTGTATGACGGAAGACTTTCCAAAGTGGGAGAATCTGCTTCCTCTCTTAAATTAAAGATTAAAATATTTCACTATTTTGTAAAAGGTGGAGCTGGCGATGCAATGAAACCAGCAAAGAGAGAGAATATGTTTCTTCAGACTTTAGAATCAATTCATCCTCAAGATGCTGAATTGGTTCTTGCAATGAAGGACAAGAAACTAGAGACTCTTTATCCGGGCATTACTCGAGATTTAGTACAAAAAACCTGGCCGGGTCTTATTCTCAAATAACAATTTCCTGAAAGAACCAACACGGTATCTTCTATATTAAATATAGAAAAAATGATCATCTCACAACTGGACCGACTTAAACAAGATTATCAAGAGCTGGATTATTACATTCAGCGTCTCCAGAAAGAAGGCAATATTACATCAGTGACAGGAATGCAAAGAAAACAGAAATTTCTCCAAGAGGTAATTCACTCTCTTCAGGCCGAAGAACCCACGCTTCAGGTGGCGTAATAAAAAGATTTACATTTGATTGAAGTAGGTGTAGAATATACACTTATTCGTATTATTTTATCATGAACATTTTTTATCTACATTCGGACCCAGTCATTGCTGCTCAGATGCAGTGTGACAAGCACGTGGTCAAAATGATTGTCGAATCGGCACAGATGCTTTCAACTGCGCATCGTCTCCTTGATGGCACTCTTATCGAAGGCAAGCGGATGGTTCCCGGCTCTATTCCTGTGCGCTGGCGCAAATACAAATCCTGGATTCATCCAGATTCAGTAAAAGAACAGACTCTCTATAAATCTGTTCACATAAATCACCCATCCACACTCTGGACAATGGAATCATTGGCCAATTACAACTGGCACTATCAGCATTTTGTGGCACTCTGTGACGAGTATAAGTATCGGTACAACAAGATTCATGCCACCGCGGCTCTCCTGACTTTTTTACTCGATGAAATTCCCGACAACATTCCGGATATCGGACCAACACCGGTTCGATTGGCAATGAAATCAAATCCAGAATGTATGCATCCTCAGGATCCGGTACGTTCGTATCGTGAATTTTATCAAACAAAACAGAGTCGTTTCAAGATGGTATGGACCAATCGCAACAGACCCGAATGGTTTATAATTCAATAAACATATGCCCTATTATGATTATGTCTGTGAAAAGTGTCATCATGAATTCAATAAATTTGAACTTATTGATAATCGCGACAATCCAGTAAAAGAAGCATGCCCATCCTGCAAGAAGATCGGAGCAATTGCAAGGGGTGTGACTGCTGTGCAACTGAGCTATTCTGGCTTTAAATCCATGTACTCACGCGCGGGTGACGGTTGGAAGGAAGTCCAACAGAAAATAAAGAAAGGATCCGGAAGAGGCAATACAATTCGTACTAAATAATTTCAATGGCTAAATCCAAATCAAAACAGAAACAGTCAACTGCTGCTGCAATTCCATCGATTAAGCTTGAGAATCTGCGCAATGTAGAACCTCTCACAAATACTCAAAAGAAAGTATTTGCAGCATATAAGAAGAAGAATCATCTTTGTTTATCCGGTTCGGCTGGTACCGGCAAGACCTTTCTTGCCCTCTATCTTGCCATAGAGGAGATTCTAAAGGGTGATTCTCCTTATGAAAAAATCGTCGTTGTTCGTTCGATTGTACCGACACGTGACATTGGTTTCCTTCCGGGTGATCGCGAGGAGAAGGAATCAACATACCTTGCTCCTTACATTTCGATCATGGCGGAACTCTTTAATGATCGTATGGCATGGAATAAATTAGTTGCAAAAGGAACCGTTGAATTCCTTACAACATCTTTCATTCGTGGTATTACTCTTCGCAAGTCCATTGTCATTGTGGATGAAATGCAAAACCTTACATTCCACGAACTCGATTCAATCATTACTCGTCTTGGTGAAGATTGCCGATTTATTATGTGTGGTGATTACTATCAATCCGACCTTGAAAAGAACAAGGATAAGAGTGGCATTCTAGGGTTCATGGCGATTGTTTCTCAGATGAAGTATTTCTATTCCGTAGAGTTCACCTGGCAAGACATTGTTCGCTCGGGTATTGTGCGGGATTATATTATGACAAAAGAATTTCTGGATAAGGGTAAATAATGAATAAGAACAAGAACACAGAGAAACCAAGCGAATTTGATCGCGAGGCGCAGAAATATCAAAAGAAAAAGAATGCGCATCCATCCAGAGTCGTTGACGAAAGCGAATATGATTATAAGATTCAAGGTCCGGTCAATGCACAGGATTTAATTCAAGACTTTGAATGATATTTACTCACAAGCCAATCGACCTAGGATATAAGGATCTTCTCTGCGAGACTCTTCAGACTGGTCGTACCTATGCAACTCCGACAGGAAAGAAGTATCCTTCGATTACAACTGTTCTGAGTATTCGTCACGAAGGCGAGATCCAGGCCTGGCGCGCCCGTGTGGGAGAGGAAGAAGCAAACCGCATTAGCAGTAGGGCGTGTATCCGCGGCGAGGCTGTACATAAATTAGTCGAGCGATATGTACAGAATGAGGAGTTAATCTCCAAGGACTTTCTGCCTCATGTTTGGCATGCTTTTACTACGATCCGTCCTATTATTAAATCTCGTTTAAACAATATTGCACTGTCTGAAAGCCCTCTCTTCTCGGATCACCTTCAGTTGGCGGGTCGCGTTGATCTTGTTGCGGAGTTTGATGGAGTACTATCAATTGTGGATATTAAGACATCTCGAAGAGTGAAAGAGAAGGCCGACATCGATAACTATTTCCTGCAGGAAGCCGCATATGCCATTATGTTTGAGGAGCGCACTGGCATTCCTATTACAAATCTTGTCACAATCATGGTGGTTGATGAAAATGAACCGCGCGTCTTTAAAGAACACCGTGACAATTGGACGGAAGAACTCATAAAAACAATCCACGAATACAAACGAAGAAAGCTGTTTGGTAACTGATATACATAATCCATATATGAAAACATCACTTGAAAAAACATTGGGTAATCCGCTAATCGATATGCTCATGAGCCAAGAGAAAAAGCCCAGCGCATATTTTACAGACAAACCTATTGGTCATATACACGAGTACTACCTTGTGGGTCAGATTGAAGAAGCGAGCAAATATACCGAGTGGTTTAATCAAATCCGTCATTGCCCTCCGACCGACTTAATTAAGATCTATATTAATTCGAGTGGTGGTGATCTATGGTCTGCAATTCAATTCATGCGAGTCATTCGTGAATGCAAGGCAACAGTGATCGCCTCGGTTGAGGGAGCCTGTATGTCCGCAGCCACGATCATCTTCTTAATGAGCGATGACTACGAAATCACTCCACACTCG